TCCTTTAATTCGAAAAGTTGGAAAGCCATTGGGTTATTAAAATTAGTTAATGGGACGCCCTCTATTTCGTTTGTTAAATTTTCGTGTTCTTTTACCCATCCCAGATAACTAGAATCTGAGTAAGTATAACCCGAGCTTGAAAGTTCTAAAGTGTAATCGCCACGCCCTAAATGAATGACGTTGCTTAGGTCTAGGAATTTCCATATATGAATATAATTATCACTTGTCCCAAGGTCGCTTTTTATTTCTGTGCTTGTGAAAGAATCACTCGCAATGGTTACGCCACTTCTCTTGAGGGTAAAAGTAAAAGTTCCACTTGGGGAATTGTGCATATAAATCTTGGGGCGTAGTCCTGCGACTGTAATACGTCTATCTAAATAAATAGAAAACGGTTGCTCGAGTGTTGTTAATAATTCCTCAACAACTAGCGCTGTCATTTTTGTTCCTTTAAAGAAAAGGTGGTGTTCCAAAAACCAGAACTAACGTTAGTAATCTCTGGCTCATTCTTAAACTTATAAATTCCACTAAACCTATTCGAGTCGTTAGAGATAACATTATTCTCGTCTGCGAAATCAATAAAGAAAGGTTTTATAGTTCTTCTCTCGTCAAAAACTTCAAAGAATTGGTCAAGCTCTGTTGTGTCTACGACTTTCATTGAAAGCCCATTAAGCTCTTTTCTCTGTCCCATATCGTCGATAAACTCTTGACCATAACGAGAAGTAGAAACCTTTTTTAAATCTGCGTTCAAATATGACCAATTATAGTCGACGCCATTGGTGGTTATATCAACAGCCTTTCCTATAAAGATATTAGAAAGCTCGCAGTAACCAAGTGTAGAGGTAACAACAAAACGCCAATATCTATAAGATTGCTCTGTGATTGATTTTAAACCAACACCAAATGTTGAGCTAAAAGTTAATGTCGTTGAAAAGCTAGGCGCTCCCCAAGAATCTGTGGCGTTGGCTTCAACCGTAATTGTTGAAACACCAAAACCGCTTTGCCAATTATCTGCAATCGCTAAATAATCAACAGGCTCTATACTCCCTAAATCAAAAACAACATTGTCTGAGTTAGAAGTTGAGCGCCAAACTTTTGTTCTAAAGTCCTCTGCAATATTAGAAGCAGGGAATTGGGCGTTAGAAGTTGAGCCAGTTATTGTTGCGCCCTCAACTAAATTATTAGCTAAGAATTTTATCATGCTGTTACCTTAAACCCATCACGTTGGGCGTCTCTTGTTGCTCGAGCAATTTCTTTGTTATCAATTTGAATAACAATGTCCTGACTTGCAAGCGCTAAGATTGCTTCACTATCAATTGAGTTACTAGAGCCCTTTCTATTTATATCGTCGAAAAGGTTTCTCTGTTGAGCGGCGTTTAAAAACATTTCGCCACGTCTTGCATTTATATTAATGTTATCTGGTCCACCTGTTGCGCCTTGAAAGCCACCAACAACCCCACCATTATTAAAGCCTGGGGGAGAGGCGCTTGCTATCTTTGCGCCCTGTACTGCCATCGCTGCGCCAACAAGTCCTGCGAGAATAAAGTTAAAAGGTGGTGGTGCAGAGCCTAAAGCTTTTGAAACTGCGCTTACTGCATTTATTCCATGGTCAGCAATAGCGGCTGCCTTACCAATTGCAAAACCTTCTTTAGAGCCACTCGCTTGAAGTGTTGCGATATGTCCCAATGTGCCTTTAACACTTGCGACTTTTTCTTTTTGTGTTTGTTTATCCCATGACTTTTGGAAAAGGAAATTCGCTTGCTGTGCTTTTACTCTCGCTTTCTCTGCTTCGTCTCTTTCTTTCTTCAAGAGAGCTTGCTTGTTTTTTTCTGATTGAATAATTCTTAAATCAGTCCCTTCCTTAACGACAGCCTCACTAATAATAGCGTCGTTAATTGTTGACGTTGTAAGCTCAACAACTTCTGCGAGAGCTTCGTGATTCATTATTCTAGCTGCGGCTTCCTCGTCGTTAGTTATCCTAGCGAGCTTTGTAATCTCAATACTTCTAGCGATTGATTCTGTTAACCCATCGGCGGCGGTACTACTTAGACCTAGAAAGTTTTGAACGCTTGAAACTGCCTCAACAAGTCCCATGCTAAATTCTTGCAAGCTTTGTAAAGAAGCAAGTGAGGCGTCCACTAGGAAATTGAAAAAGTTCTTTGTGGACATTAGCGCCCCATTAAATTGAACAATTGCTTTGCCTGCGAACTCTATACCACCAGTTAGAGCGCCAATTAAAACGCCCTCACTAAATGTTCTTATTGAATCTGAGTTACTCTTAACGATTGCGTCAAGATTATTAATTCCTGTAGATAAGCCTTTTATAGCAGCGATAACAACAGGACTTTGAGTGATTGTGAAACCTAGTGTCTCTTGAAAATCTCCCCACGTGTTTTGCATTTGCTCAAACGCACCTGAGAAAGTATCGACTTGAGCCGCTGCACTCCCACCGAATTTAGAATTTAAAACGTCTAATGTTTTGGCGAACGTCTCTGCGTTGTTAGCGCCACGTTTTATAATTACACCATAACGAGATAGGGAACCAATTTCCCCAACGGCTGCTTTACCAACAAGAGTCGCTGCACTTGTTAAACTAATTCCAAGCGCTGCACTCATATCAAGCGCTGCTTTTGTTGCGCCTTTCAATGCGTCTGTTTCTAAATTTCCTAATGATTGAATGAGCGCCATGTTTTCTAAAATTAATTCATCACCAAAACGAGTGGCTTGTTGTAATGAACTTGCATAGGCTTGCATTTCTTTTGAGGCTGCTTCTGAGAATTGCCCACTAAGAACTAAAGAAGTGTTTAGTTTTTGAATTGCGTCCTCTTGAATAGCGGCTGCGTCTGTGAGTGTCCCGATTGTTCCAACGAGTGATTTAATCCCATCGGTTATTAACCCAAGCCCTTTGAGCGCAGCGCCTGCTGCAAGGTTTCCTGCGAAGGATGCAAAAGCCATGTCCATTCGCTTTGCGCCTTTCGTTGCTTTGTCTGTAGTTGTATCGACGCCCTTGGTAAGTTTCGTTAGGGCTTTGAGAGCTTGTTTTTCTTCAACCGTAATCTCAATGCTTACTTCGTTTGCCATATTTACTCAACTTTTTTTCTTGTTCTTGGTTGTATTCTTCTTTTAAATTATGGACTAACTCCATGACTTCGACAAACTTGGCAGGCTGTTCAAAAACTCCACCACTATAAGGCAGAACGCCTTTATCATAATCGTTGACCATATTAATCAGTGATAGAGTCCCCGAGTTAAAAAGATTTGCAGGACACGTTGAATAACCGACAGTTAAGTTACCTGCCATGGAATGTTTAGGCTTATAAGAGAAACGAGTTTTTGGCGCAAGTTTTTTACAAGACTTTTGCTCAAACATCGCTTCCCTCTTTTCTGGTTGTCTTGGGTATTTAGCTTTGCACATACTACAATTAAAATTGTGGTTAGTGGCGACCATGAAAGTTGAAACTATTTCTATATAGTCGGCGTCCGTAACGCTTGAGATACTCATTATTTTAGTACAAAGAGCATCTATAATAACGTTAGGCACATGAGCTATTTTTTCTTGCTCCGAGAGCTTATCACTTCCAACGTAACGCCTTTAAGAGCTTTGCCCTCGTCGTCAATCACCTTGTCAGGAATACCGCTTAGAATCTGCCATGCGCACGTTACTAGGTCGGCTTTTTGAGGGATAGTAAACACATCACTAACACAATCATCTGTGAGTGAATCACCTTCAAAATCAAGTTCGTATTCTTCCCCATCGTAAGTTGTAATACCTTCGACTTTTTTTAAAGAATGTTTAATGTAAAGATGCTGCGCTTGGGCATAATCGAAAACAGAAGTTCCACCGACCATTGATGTACAGCCGACGATTTCTCTTTTTTTGTCGTTTGAAAGTGGTGCAAGTGTGAAAATTACTTTACCAATTTTAACCTTAACTCTATCTGTGAGCCTTAGAATCTTAACCATGAAATTTCCCCTTGTGTGTCTAGTAAATTAAATCACTAAACACACTCGGGGTAAAGCTTTGAGCCTAATTAAACCCTAAAAATACTGAGTCTGAGCCTAGATTTCTATGAGCTTTTATACTTAATGCATCTGAAACAATCCCATCTGAATCTTCAAAGGGATGCTCGATTAGTTTTCCTTGAGGAATCCATCCTGCTACTGCTTGAGAAAATTCCCCTGCTGTTGCACTTGGATTGAAAGCGTAAAAGAAAACACTCACATCATCGTTAGCGTTAAAATTATCCCAAGTTGTAAGCGTTGTATCATCGCTATAAACCGAGGCATTAAAACTTGTTGTCTGATTTGTTACTCTGCTGCCCAGTTTTCCATCTGCTTGGCAAGCATCTTTCATAAAAGAAACTTCATTTTCAATTCCTAAACCAAGCTCTGTATAAGAAACGCTAGTTCCATTTAACCAAAGACAGGCTTCGAGAGCTACTGGTGGTAAGGCGTCTGCTGTGAAGTCTGTTGCGAAGTCTGGAGCCGCATCACTTCTTTCTAAAGAAAGTCCTGCAACATTAAAAGTGGCGCTTGGAATTGTTCCCGCTCCCCAGTTTTCTAACGTCATTGATTGCGAGCGTAGACCGCCACATACTTGTTTGATTTCACCGCCAACATTATGCTCTGCCGAGAAAGTTGTTGAAGTAGAAGTGTTGCTATAAAAAGTTGATACTGCACTCACAACAACCCCATCACTAGGAGCGCCGTTGGTAAGGGCAAAAGGAAAAGTGATTGTTGTCGCATCGACAGCACTAATTGGGCGACACTCAAAAGCGCCTGCTTCCTGAACTGTAACAATGTCACCAACAAGATAAGAATGTGATGTGAAAGTTAGAACTGTTGATGTGTTCCCAGTTGTTGTTGTCTTAGTGGCTGCTGTTCTTTTTCCACCTAGTAAAGATTGAGTTAACACTTCTAAGGCTTGTGGATAAGCTCCCTCTGTTGCGCTTGCTCTGAACTCGACGCCCATGCTTCCTGCAACTTCTGGGATACCAACTCTTGAAGCTTCCTGCTCAGTCGTCCCACTCATTGTGTCTCTTGAAAGTTCTTCTCTTGTCTTAGAAAGATTTAGAGAGTCTTTTAAAACCTCAATATAATCTGTGCCTGCCGTGGGAGAAACAACCGTTCCCTCTGTTGACTCTGTGTTGAGAGCAATTGTTGATTCTGATGTTACCATTCCTATTGTCATTTTTTTCTCCGTTATAAAGTTACAATATCTATTGTTTCAAAATTAGAACAACCCATATTTGCGCTGCCTACATTATCAATAATTAATTCCGATGTGTCTAAAGTGTTGTCGCCCATCCAATAAGAGTGTGTACAAGTCCCTATAGTTGTCGGGTCTGAGTATGAACCGCTATTATATAAATTAGTCACTTGAGCTTGAGTCAAGGCATCTGAGAACGTACTAAGTTCAATAATTTTATCATCCCACATACTTGCACCAACCAAATCACCCTCTCTCGTCCCTATATGACAATTATTATCCATAATAGTTGAGGGAATTACTGCGGGGATTGTCCCAGAACTTTCATCTAAAAGATGAACGCCATCGACATAAAGTTTAGCTCTATCTGTCCCTGCTTCGTTGCCATCATATACAAAAACTAAATGGTAATTCTTATCTGCTCTCGTTGGTCTAAACGTTGTTGTTGCAGAACCTACCCCGAAAGTAAAAGCCGAATTAATCCACGTCCCGCTAAATTTACCGCTTGCGGCATCAAGTTCTTTTCCGTAGAAATACCAAATATTTCTACCGGAAAGATTTTGAGTCATGTCGATGTTTATTATACAAGACACCGAGAATGTTGTTGCGCCTGCTACGCCCCTAATAGGTGCTGTCATAAAAGTATTATTAGCATCTGTGAAATCATAAGCTTTTAATACGCTCCATGTTTCACCAGCGGCAGGCGGGTCGGGTAATGTTGCTGTCCCACTGATTGTTGCTCTATGTTTTATATTAAAATTAGCTCGTAAAGCCAAAGTTGTGTCTGCTATTTTCTCGGGAGCTTCTAAATCTGTTTGTGCAACAACAAGAACAATCTCAGGAGCGCCAATTTTTGTGTTAGCAAAATCCCTAGTGATAACTTCTAAATCATCATAGAGAGAGGTGAGCGCCAACTTCTCGGCGTCGTCGTCTGAGCGTGGCGTATAAGTTTGAGTAAGTACCACAAAAAACTCTTGGTCTAATGTTAAAGACTTATTAGTTCCAAGTGACTCACCACCAGAACCAACACCAAGCCCATAAGAATTAGCTTCCCCACGTTTACTATTTTTTTCTAAGTCGTAAGTGTAATCAAGCTTAGTACGCCCTAAATCTAGCGCCGCCATTCTTAATTCCATTGCTTCGAGAATCAATGTTTGGTTAGAACTCATATCCTAGTCACCGTTAGTGTTCTTGATTGAACCTTTTCGCTAGTATCGTTAAGCCCATCGTCGTCTCTATCTAAATCAATAAATGGGGTTTTAATTGCTAACGAGTAATCGCTTTTGTAGTCCTCAGATTTCATTTTATAAAGCCCATCTGGGTCGTCCATAACAGAACCAAAGATTTTCGAAAGCGTTAAGTAAGTCGCTGCTAATTTAATTTGTCCTATGTCGTGAATATCGAAAGCAGTTATATCTTTTCTCTCACCACTAGAAGTTGTTTTAAATGAACCACTATTTCTTAACACTTGAATGATGTGGTCACGACTAGCAACGTGAGTAAGTATGTGCGAACTCTCCCCACTAGGTAGAAAATTAGAAGCTTCGAAAAACTCTCTCTTTAAATCTGTGTCGTCAGAGAAAACAATATTGAGCCCATTAAAAACCGTGGCGCTTGTTGTAACACTTGGGCGAAACCTATAAAAAAACATTGTCTCACCATTGATTTCAACCTCTGCCTCGTCGGTCAAGTCTCTGTCCCAAGAAATGAAGCCACTTCTAGTATAAGAATTAGTCTCGTCAAACATATTAGTAATGCTTACCCAAGACGAGCCATTGTAATATTCGCCTGCAATAGTCCCTGCGTTTGTGTTCGCTGTACCGAGTTCGCAATAAAAAGCGTTCACTGGTTTATAAAAGCCCACATAGATATAAGAAGTAGTAGAACTAAGAGTGAGCGTAAAAGTATCACGGTCAAAATCCAGTGCTTCCTTAGAGTATTCCGTAAAGCTTGAGTTATCATCATGGAAAATTGTTAATTTATTTTTTATCTTTAGCATCGTCGCTCCCACTTAATTCTTTTTCTATTAACATGACAGCGCTTTGAATATTTTTATGCTGCTCAAGATTTCCGTTAAAGGCTGCGCATACTTGCTTAATCATTTCAACCGCCTGTTTTGTTTTCTCGTCCATCACTTATCCTTTATTAAATCGTAGCCCAAGCCGTTCCGTTAGACCATTTTACAGTTTTGGTAGTCGAATCATATACAATCCAACCCTCGTTTCCAGCCCCAGCCGCAGGTAACGAACCTGTTGCATAACTAGCTAGGTTAATAGGTAACTTAAAGTCTACCTCAGCTGGCAAAAACTCTAAGCATTCTACGCCACCAGCTACCGCATAAAATTGGTCGCCAAAGCCTGTAGCATATAGTCCTGTATTTACATCATTCCCGAAATTAAGTCCCACACTAGAGACGCTGCCACCAGCCCCAACAACAAAGGTTTTATTATTCGACATTACAAAAGACTGTAGACATGAAGTTCCACCCGAACCGAATGTGAAAGTATCTATCCCAGTTATGCTAAGTTTTAAATTGGTTCCACCTGACTGAAATATTCCTGATGTGTTATCATTACTACCGACAAGAGATTGAAATTCTAATGAGCCTGTGATTGAAACATTGCCTGTTGATAAGTCACCAGTAATTACATCACCTATGTTTAACTCATTTGAAACGGTAGCGCCTGACGGGTCGGTAGTGTGTCCGATAATTATATTATTAGAACCTGTGGTTAGTAAATCGCCAGCTTGATAACCGATTAGGATATTATTTGTTGCTGTGGTTACATTAAAACCTGCTGAGTAACCTATGGCTGTATTACTTGATGCGGTTGATGCTGCTGTTCCAAAAAGAGAATACGCCCCCACGCCTGTATTGCTAGAACCTGATGTTAAATTAGATAACGAACTAAAGCCCATGCCTGTATTCGAACCGCCTGTTGTTATCGCTGTTCCTGTAGACGCCCCTAGCGTAGAATTAGCTGCGCCTGTAGTAAGAACCAATGAAGCATAACCAACAGCTACATTAAAATTGGACGTAACGACTGCTTTTAAGGTTGAGCCACCTATACCAATGTTTTGACTACCTGATGTACAAGCTTTTAAAGATTCTGCGCCTATCCCTACATTTAGATTAGTCGTTCCGTCGTCGTTCAAACCTGCGTCGGTTCCGATAAAGTAAGAACTCCCATCACTGGTTGCGTCTGATAAGTCATCTAATGAATTAGCGCCACCACTAGCAGTTTGCCACGTTGCCGCACTATCACCAGTCGCCGTAAGGACTTGCCCTATTGTGGGAGCCGTTGCGCCCGATACAGAAACCGTTGTTGTTGCTGAATTTAAAGCGTTAGCTGACGACGCAATTCCCGCCTCGTCGTACATAGTTTCAACACCCGCATCGTTTTTAGAAACAAGTTTTTTAGTTGTTGAATCAATATAGAGCGCAGTTTTCCCACTCTCTGGGGTACTCGGTGTTGTATCATTTTTTATAATTAGTTTTGTCATAAACTATGTCCTTTTAT